ATGAGGCGCGCTTACATGCCAAACTTCAATGCCCGCATTGTCAGCAATTGATCGATGACAGCCAGAAAGCAGAGTTGAATCAAAAAGGTTGTTTTATCGCGCCTGGGCAATTTGTGGATAGTGATGGTCTTGTTCAAGGCGAAGCCGATACCAGCAAAACCGATACGGCTTCTTTTTGGGTGAGTGGCATTTGTAGTTTTAGTCCTAAAAAAACCTTTGGCTTTTTAGCGAAGAAGTTTTTAGCGGCGGTCAAAAGTGGTGAACCGGAAAGAATCCAGGGCGTGATTAACACCGATTTTGGCGAATGCTTTAAGGTCGGTGGGGATGCGCCCGAATGTTCTGCTGTGTTAGAACGTAAAAAAGGCTATTTAAAAGGCCAAATCCCGCAAGGCGTGAACTTATTAACGGCTGGCGTTGATGTGCAAAAGAATCGGTTAGTGTATGTGATTCGTGGCTGGGGTGCGCAGTATGAAAGTTGGCTAATTGAATATGGTGAGCTTTGGGGTGAAACCGATCAACCTACCGTGTGGCAGTTGTTAAGTGAACTTATCTCAAGAGAGTGGCAAGGGCTAAGTTTATCCAGAGTGGCGATTGATTCCGGTTATCAAACGCAAAGTGTGTATCAATTTTGCAGGCTACATAAACATATTGCTTTAGCCACCAAAGGCCATGACAGTTTAGACAAGCCGTTTAAAAAATCGGATATTGAAGTCAATGTGCGCGGAAAACCCTTAAAACACGGACTTTCACTCTGGCATTTTAATACCGACCAAATGAAAAGCTGGGTGCATTCCCGAATAGAATGGCCTTTAAATCAGACAGGCGGTTGGTGGTTGCCAGAAGATATCAGTGAAGATTATTGCCAGCAATTAATAGCAGAGCAACGATCCGTCAAACCCAGCGGTAAAGTCGTGTGGGTGAAAGTTAAAACCCATAATCATTATTTGGATGCGGAGGCGTTAGCCTATTTGGCTGTCAGAATTGTCAGCAGCGGAAGAGAGTTTGTGATGGAGGGGCAAAGTTATATTGCACCTCGAAAACAACGGCGAGTGATCAGCCGAGGCGTTATTTAAGGTAAAATAACTCAAACCCATACGGAAATGAATAAGGAGCCATCCATGCACATCACTGCTGAAGACTATTTAACTGTTGAAGATTGGCAATCGATAGAAGAAGCTTGTAAACGAGCAGGTTATTACCGAGCAGATTTTGATTTTATGATGGAAGATCTTAGCAAAGAGGGAACCCTAAAAAGTGGTCTGCCAGAGGTAAAGGTCAATGTAGGACTTAAAGTAGTTCATAAAAAATCAGGCACTTCTAAAACGTATCCTTACCTCAAAACAGGTCAGGCTGACGGTGCTGGTATCCTTGCATTTTCTGAAGATTTGCAGAATCGACTGTTTTGACAAAAACGTGGGCGGAAAGGTTAGGAATGATTGATGCCAGGTCTTACTGCTGTTCAAGCTCAGCAACAACTCGATAATTGGCTTAGAGCCAATCTAGCCGTTTCTCAAGGACAAAGTTATACCATTGCCACCGAAAGTGGCAGCCGAACGTTAACCCGTGCGAATGCGGGTGAAATTTTAAAACAAATTGAATTTTGGGATAAGCAATTGAAACGATTAGCCAGAGGCGGGATTCGTATGAGAGGGGTAAGTGTTGAATAGAACCTACCGGCTACAAGCATTAAACGAAAATTGGATCGATAAACTCTATCGCCACATTGCACCGGTTAAAGCGGCTGAACGATTAAAAGCGAGAATGACATTGGCACTAGCAGGAAGCCATGTGGGAGCATCCAAACAACGTCGATCGTTATCGCATTATGCACCTGGCAGTGGCGATGCCGATAGTGACTTACTGCTTGATTTACAAGTATTAAGAGAACGGTCGCGCGATTTGATTCGCAATAACCCTCTGGCATTGGGTGCATTAAATACCGTCTGTACGAATGTTGTCGGCACAGGGCTTAAATTACAGTCTAGAATTGATCGCGATTTTTTAAACTTAAGTGATGATACAGCAGACGATTTAGAAGCAACGATTGAACGTGAATTTCGATTATGGGCGAATTCAACCCATTGTGACGTGACACAAACGTTAAATTTTGCCAGCTTACAACAGTTAGTGTTTCGTTCTGTATTAGAAAATGGCGATTGTTTAGTGTTGTTATCTTATGGGCAAAACAGCTATTCACCCTATCAACTCGCATTACAAATCATTGAAGCGGATCGTCTTTGTAATCTTAACCATGCACCAGATAGCGAAACATTAATCGCCGGTGTGCAAAAAAATGCTGTTGGTATGCCGATTGCTTACCATATTTTAAAAACGCATCCTGGCAATTTATATGGAAAGCTCACGAATGAATGGTTTATTGTACCCACGTACAATGAACAGACAGGACAAAAACAAGTATTGCATTTGTATCAACTGCTACGGCCTGGCCAAACCCGCGGTGTGCCTTATTTAGCACCAGTGATTGAAGCCTTAAAACAACTCGGTAGTTACACTGAAGCGGAAATCACGGCAGCAGTCGTAAGTAGTTGTTTTACAGTGTTTATTAAAACGCCACAAGGTGATAGCGAATTCTTGTCGAAAAATGCATCTCATTATTCAACTAACAATGATGATTACAAACTCGGCAATGGCGCGATCATTGATTTAGCCGAAGGCGAAGATATCAGTACCGTGAATCCTGGCAGACCCAACGCGCAATTTGACCCGTTTGTGCAATCGGTCTTGCGGCAAATTGGCGTGGCGTTAGAACTTCCTTTTGAAGTGCTGATTAAACATTTTACGGCGAGTTATTCTGCCGCCAGAGCGGCATTACTCGAAGCCTGGCGATTTTTTACGGCCAAACGAGAATGGTTAGCGCAATATTTTTGCCAACCGGTGTATGAAAGTTGGCTGATTGAGGCTGTCTGTTCTGGCCGCATTCAAGCTCCAGGTTTTATGGATGGCGATCCGGCCATACGAGCAGCCTATTGTGGTACGCATTGGATTGGTGCGGCTCCTGGCCAAATCGATCCGTTAAAAGAAATTCAAGCCGCACGTGAAAGAATTGATGCAGGAATTAGTACACTTTCCAGAGAAACGGCTGCACTGACGGGCGAAGAATGGGAAAAAACACACCGACAAGGGGTAAAAGAACAAAAAATGCGAGGACAATTCGCTGATGTAAAAAAATCGTCTACAGTTAATGAGGAGGAGGCTATTGACTGAATCATTAAAAATAAGGAAATTTGATAGTGATGATAGACAAAAAATTGTTTAGTGAGAAATAGATAGCATTTATCAAAAAAGTTGAACAGGCATTTGAGCAGTTGTTAGCCAAAAAATCGGGTGACTTTATCTTTGTAAAAGAAGTATTAGATGAGGCAAAGTTAGCTGATTTTATTGATAAACTGTTTCAGCAAATTATCAACAACCACTCAGAAGAAAACAAAAAAGCCTTAAAGCTCGTACTCAATGAGCTAGACTTTTTTCTCACTCTTCCAAATGACATGCCTGCGTTTAAATTAGTCGAAATAGCCGACATTATTCTGGAAAGCTTAATAGAGGTGTTTGAGTTCAGCCCTTGGATAAAGGGGGTCTTGGAAGGTATTCATGAAGCTAAAGCTATCATTCAAATTTATTCCGGTTCATGCAACAGTACGTTAATCTCAGCCTAAATCAACACATCATGGCAATCTGGCCAGATGGATTTTATCGAATGGCCGATGTTCTGGATAGTGAGTTATCCATGAATCATGTTAAAGCAAGTCTTGCTACAAAACCATCAGGACAGATAAGCAATCAATTCGCTGTTTTACCGATTGCCAATGTCATTTTCCCTTATGAAACGCTGTTAAGCCAGTTATTGGGCGCAACCACGCTTGATAAATTCACACAACATTTTCACCAAGCCCTCGCTAATCCCAACATTTCTGAAATTATCTTAAACCTAGATAGCCCAGGCGGTATGGTTACTGGCGTTCACGAATGTGCGGAAATGATTTATCAAGCGAGGGGTAAAAAGCCCATCACAGCGTATGTTTCGGGTATGGCGGCCAGTGCTGCGTATTGGCTAGCAAGCTCTTGTGATGAAATTGTCATTGATGCGACTGCCAGTGTCGGCAGTATTGGTGTGTTATCAGTACATACAGATGATAAACAACGAAAAGCTCAACAAGGATTATCACAAATCCAAATTGTCAGTAGTCAATCGCCGCGTAAACGATTAGATATGGCAACAGAAGAAGGCAAAGCCGATATTCAAACCCAAGTTGACGCGATTGCGGATGTGTTTGTTTCAAATGTAGCAAGAAATCGAAATGTCAGCATTGATAAAGTATTGGCTGATTTTGGCCAAGGTAGCCTGTTAGTTGGCAAACAAGCAGTCAAATATGGCTTGGCCGACCGATTAGGAACACTCCAGCAATTGCTGCAAGAGAAAACTACCCAAAACCCATTACTTTCCCATCAACCTACTCTAAGAGAAACTATTATGACTGAAACCCGCGAAAGCATCATTGCTTCGATTACTGTTGGTGAACTCATCCAATTTGCCCCGGCTGTTGCAGCTAGCTTATCCGATCAAGGCGTTGCTCATGAACGAGAGCGCATTCGAGATATTGAAACACTTGAGATTCCAGGCCATGAAGCGTTGATTCAAAAGCTTAAATTTGAAGGCGCATCAAGTGATGAGGCCGCCAAACAAGTGCTCGCGGCAGAAAAGGCGCGGCAGTCTGCTAAATTGAATCAACTACAGCAACATTCAATTGACCCTTTACCGATTGCACGCAGTGTGACAGAAGAAATAGTCGCAGCTAAACCTAAAAGAAATCTGTCGGTTCAAGAGCAATGCGAAATCGATTGGCAAAAAGACTCCGCATTGCAGGCAGAATTTGATGGCTTTGAAACCTATCTGGCATTTGCGAAAGCTAAGCAGAATAACCAAGTGAAAATTATCGATCACGCTGAGTCAATCGCTTAAGCTTCATCCCATCCTATACAACAACTTACCTAACTGACCGCCTTGTGCGGTTTTTTTATGTTTAATTTTGAGGAATTTTTTATGGCACTCACACAAGCGACTTCGCGCGATTATGAACTCGGCGAAGTGAATGAATTTTTGATATTAGCGGATACGATGATTCATGAAGGTGCAGCGGTGGGCTTAGAAACCCAAGGTTTTGCCAGACCTTTGCAAGCTGGCGATCATTTTGTCGGTTTTGCGGAAGATACGGCCGATAACGTTTGCGGTAAAGGTGGTGATAAACGCGTTCGTGTAAAACATTGCGGCAAAATTAAATTACCGATTGAAGGATTACAGTTAAATCACGTCGGCCAGCCGGTGTTTGCCAGTGATGATAATACCTTTACCTTAAAAGCCGAACATAACAGTCGCATTGGTGTGGTGTATCGGCTAGAGAAAGAAGGCGTCGGTATTGTCGCGTTTAATGCGGCGTTTTATGTTTAATTTCTTTGGAGATAATGAATGACGACACAAACCCTTTCCAACCGCGCCATTATTGGCACCTTCTACCGACATTTAGAACAAGATGCAGGCCAAAGTTGGATTAACCAGGTTTCAATGTTATTTAACTCAGATCAAGGGAGTGAAACCTATGCTTGGTTAGGACAAACGC